GCTATTAAAGCATTAATTGATGGAGGAACTATTGAAGCATCTACAACTGCTACTACAAAATCAAATGTATATGAAACAATAGCAACATCTGTTAAAACATTAAAAGCAAGAGGAATTACTACTAATGATTTAAGAATTGCTGTATCTGCTGATACTGAACTTAAACTATTATCTGATGACAAATTTGCTAATACAAGTGGAACTTTAGGTGCTGAACTTGTAAGAAATGGTGTTATAGGAAAAATCAATGGTGTTCAAGTAAAACCTAACTATTTATTACCAGATAACTGTGAATATATAGTATATGCACCTGCTTGGTGTCAAGCAATTGATGAATGGAAAGTTGAACCAGCATTTAATGACATTAAAGATGGTAAACATGTAGGAGCATCTGCATTACAAGGACGTATGGTTTACAAAGATGTTGTTACAAACAAATTAGCAGTACAAGTTAAAACAACAGGAACAATTAGTTTATAATAAAGGAGGGCATATATGGAATTTAGTGGTCAATATCTAACCTATCAAGAATATTTATGCTTGGGTGGGACACTAGGTCCTATGCCTTTTAATATGATTGAATTTGTGGCTAGAAGAAAAATTGATGAAAAAACAAAACAAAGATTAGTAGGTAGTACAGAAATTCCGAAAGAAGTAAAATTATGTATTTTTGATATAATTAGTTTAATAAAAAAATATGAAACTGAAACTGAAAAAAACAAATCAAGTGAAACAGTTGGGAGTTATTCAGTAACATATAATGATATTAAAGAAATATTTGAACAAAAAGAATTAGAAATAAATGATATTATATTAACTGATTTGTATGGTGTTATATTTAAAGGCGAACATATAATATATTGTGGGGTGTAGTATGACAACAAATACAAGCATGACAATATATAATAAATATACTAATCCAAATACAAAAGAAGTTATATATAAAAGGCATTTAATTGATAATGTTTTTTGGGATGATAGTTTGAATGTTAACTTAAATCAAGGATATGAAAATGCTGACAAAGTAAGAGTGTTTGTTCCTAAAAATAAAAATGATATATCAAAGTATATTGAACAAAAACAATATAATGGTGATGGTTGGACATTTCAAAATGGAGATTTTATTATAAAAGGTAATTGCATTGTAACAAATGCAACAGGTGTTAAAGACTTGTCCGATTATAATGTATTTAGAATAACAACTTTTGATGATAAAGATTTTGGCAGTGCCAATATGCAACATTTTGAAATCAGAGGGAATTAATGGCGTTAGAAATTAAATATTCATTAGAAGATTTTAATGAAAATAAAATAATTGATAAATATGGTATGCAAGAAAATGGCAATACAAGATTATATTTATCTAATACTTGCTTTAAAAGAATGCAAAAATATGTACCATTTAAAACAGGAGCATTGTCAACAACTGTTACTGTTAAGCCTGGGAGTGTTACTTATGAGCAACCTTATGCACATAGGCAATATACAACTAATAAAGGCAAGGGTATAAGAGGCAAATATTGGGACAGGAAAATGTTGAATGCAGAGAAAAGTATGATAGTTAAAGAAGTACAAGAATATGCTAGAAAAATGAAAGGAAACAAGTAATATGATAGAAAAAATAAGAGAATATTTTATATCTCATGTAACATTAGCAAATGAATTTGATAATATACTTGCTGACTTTTTAGGAGAAAAAGCAACAACATATACAATAGAACCTGTACCAAGTGAACCAATATTAAAATCATATACTGATGGTGGATATTTAGGACAATATCAATTTTATTTTGGAAGTAGAGAATTTTATGATGATAGTGTTGTTCAAAATATAAGCAATCTTGATTTCTATGAAAGATTAAAAAATGAAATTGAATATAATAATAAAAATCATATATTACCTGCTATTGATGGAATACAATCAATAGAATGTCAAAGTCATGGTTCAATACAAAATGAAGAACAAAATGGCACAGCAAAATATATAATTCAAATGAGAATAACATATTTAAAAAGCGATGCTTTTAATAATAATGTTAGCGAATAAAGGAGGTATAGTATGTCAGAAGTAAGAACTCTTGTAAAAAGAAGTGATAAAGTTTCATTCTTTGGGAATATGACAACAGGTACAGAAACATTTAATAGGATGAGAGGATTTACTACATTAAGTGGTTCAAAAAATCCAAAAGAATATTCTAGGCAATATGTAGACGAAGAATTTGAAACTAACGATGTTACTGGATATTCACCAAGTATAGATTTTGGATTTGACCAATATAAAAACGACCTAGTACATGATGAAATGGTTGAAATATTAGATGGTGAAAAAACAGGAACAGAAGCAAGAAGAAATATAGTAACAGTAGATTTTTCACAACCAACAACAGGTGGATATAAGGCAACTAAAAGAGAATATACTATCGTAGGTGATGCTGATGGTGATTCAATGGATGCATATACTTATAGTGGAACATTTAGAGTTTCAGGAAAAAGAATTACAGGAACTGCATCATTAAATTCAGATAGTTCGGTTGCTACATTTACACCAGATTCAGATGTAAGTTTATAAAAAAAATAGGAGGAAGAAATGAAAATCAACGGGGTAGAGTTAGAAATAGACTTTACTGATGCTGACATTTTACAAAGAATAGAAGATGGAAGCAAAGAAGTTTATAAAAAAGCAGAAGAATTAAAAACTTCTGAAACAACACCAGCCGAAGGCATAAGGCAGGAATGTAAAATATTAAAAGATTTTCTTGATTATGTTCTTGGGGAAGGTTCAAGTAAAAAAATATTTGGTAATAAAGACAGTTTACAACAATGTTTAAATGCTTATGAGGACATATTAAGAAACAGAGATGAACAATACTCTGATATAACTAAAAGAGTTAGTAAATACAGTCCTGATAGATTAGAAAGATGAACATTTTAATTGATAAATTACCAACAGAATATGAAGGACTTAAAATTAATACTAATTTTAGGTCTTTTATTTTATTTGAACTATTAATGCAAGATAAAGAAATAGACAAAGAAGATAAAATATATATGAGTTTAAATTTGTTCTATAAAGAGCCTATAACAGATATAAAAAAAGCAATAGATGGTATTTTGTGGTTTTATACTATGGAAGAAAAGAAAAAAAGTAAAAAAAACAATGAAAAACAAAATATAAAACAAATATATTCTTATGAACATGATGCAAAATACATTTATTCGGCATTTTTAGATCAATATGGCATTGATTTGAATGAAATAGAGTATTTGCATTGGTTTAAGTTTAAATCATTATTTGATAGTTTAAAAGATGATAATAAAATATGCGAAATAATGGGTTATAGAGCAGTTGATTTAAACAAAATAAAAGATAACGATGAAAAAAATAAATACAAAAGACTAAAAAATTTATATTCTTTGCCAGACAATAGAACAGAAGAAGAAAAAGAAAGAGATTTTGCAAATGCCTTTTGGTAGAAAGGAGGAAATTATGCTTAAATTAAATATACAATTATTTGCAGATGGAAAAGTTGTTATTGAAACCGATTTAAACACAAAAGGTTTTACAAAAGGATTAGATAAAATGCAATCATTGGCTAAAACAGGTTTTAAAGCATTAGCAACAGCAACAGGATTGGTTGCAACAGCAATGGCAGGAGCATTAGCAAATGGTGTTAAATTTAATTCTGAAATAGAACAATTACAAACAAGTTTTGAAGTTATGACAGGATCTGCAGATAAAGCAAGAGAAGTAATACAAAAATTAAAAAAAGTCGGTGCAGAAACTCCTTATGAATTAAAAGGATTGGCATCTACTACTCAATTATTAATGCAATATGGCTTTACTGCTGATGACGCTTATAAAGCGACAATAAATTTAGGTGATATTGCTCAAGGAAATGCAGAAAAAATGAATAGTATAGCGTTGGCTTTTGGGCAAATGAGTTCATTGGGCAAAGTAACAATGCAAGACATAAAACAAATGATAAATGCAGGTTTTAATCCATTACAAGCAATAGCGGAAATGACTGGAGAAACAATGCAACAAGTAAATACACGATATGAAGAAGGTAAAATAAGCGTTGAAGAAGTTACTAAAGCTATGCAATATGCAAGTAGTGAAAATGGTAAATTCTACAAATCAATGGAAAAACAAAGTAAAACATTGGCAGGGCAAATAAGTACTTTAAAAGATAATTTTGATAGTTTAACTGGAACATTGTCAGAAGGATTATCTAAAACTATAAGTGGACAGGTTTTACCAAGTTTAAATGCTTTAATGCAAAATATGGAAACAGCATTTACGGAGGGTGGAATACCTGCATTAGCAGAGGCAGTTGGTAATGGTGTTGCAGATATGTTAACTGCAATAGTACAAGAAGCACCTAAATTTATTGATGTTGCTTTAACAATAATAGAAAATCTTGTAAAAGGTATAGAAAAAAATTTACCTACAATCGTTACAAGTGCAATAACATTGGTAAGCAATTTTATAAAAGCAATATTAAAAATGCTACCTGATGTTGCAGAATTAGGTGTTGAATTAATAATAGAATTAGCAAAAGGCATAACAAAAGAATTGCCAAGTCTAATACCGTTGGCAGTTGATACATTATTGTTGTTACAAGATACAATGATGGATAATATAGATTTAATTATTGAAACAGGTATTGATCTAATATTAGCACTTGCATTAGGTTTAATTGATGCTTTACCTAAATTGGTTGCAAAAATTCCTGAAATAATAATTGCTTTAACTACTGCATTAACTAAACCATCTACATTAGCAAAATTAATAAATGCTGGTATTCAGTTAATAATTGCTTTAATTGCTGGTATTATAGAAATGCAGGCTACATTAATTGCAAAAGGTATTGAATTAATATTAAAGTTTATAAAAGGTTTAATAAGTGGTGAGCCTTTAAAAGAAATTAAAAAAGCAGGTAAAAATTTGATTGCTGGATTATGGGATGGAATACAAGAAAAGTGGAATAATTTAAAATCAAAAGTTGAGGGGTTTGGAAAAGGAATAGTTGATAAATTCAAATCGGTGTTTGGTATAAAATCACCATCAAAAGTATTTAAAGAGCAAATTGGTAAATATTTGGCAGAAGGTATGGGTGTAGGATTTGAAGATGAACTAGATAATGTTTATAGAGATATGCAAAATGCTATTGATTTTGAAACTGGCAAAATGAGTGCAAATGTTCAAACAAACGGTACTTATCAAATGGCAATGTCAGGTGTTCCAGAATTTAATTTATTAGATAATACAAACAATACAACTCAATTAGTTTGTGATGGTAAAGTACTTGCAGAAGTAGTTAATACTCAAAATAAATATAGAGAGGTGGCTAAAGCATGAGTGATTATTTATTAAAAATTGGTAGTACAAAATTAAAATACATATTAAGAAGTGGTTATGATATACAGGAAAATCAAGAAATTGTTTTGGCTAAATTAACTATGGCAGATGGTACTGAAAGAAGGAATATAGCAGAAAAAAGAAAAACAACAATAAAAGTTAGGTTTTCACAAATTGATGGTGCTACATTACAACAATATTGTGCTTTGTGGGTAAATGATTTTACATTAACATATTGGAGCAAAGATTCAAGAACATATTTGCAAAAAACATTTAGAGTAAATAACAAACCAAACAATTCTATGCTATTCAGTAAAGATGAAATATATGATGAATTTGAGGTAGAAATGGAGAGTGTATAATGAAAACAATAAGTGAAGATTATAGAACTGCATTGTCAAATTATACAACTCAAAGAAAAGGTAGAATAAAAGTTAATAATGTATATTACGATGTATTTAATGTAGAATATTATGCAGATTGTTATGAAGAAGGAAATGTTGTTGGAAATGCAATTTCTACGCAGTTAGCATTTGATATGCTTTATAGACCAAAATTTAATGATTTTGAATATTATGAAGGCATTTGGACTGGCGAAGAATATGAATATTTATATATGGGTAAATTTAATGTGTTTGATGAAACAGATACCAATGAATTTAAAAAACATATTGTAGCATTTGATAATTTAATTAAATTTAATGGCTCATATACTGATGATGGAATATACCCTAAAACTTTATATCAATTATTGCAAAATATTTGTTTGCAAGCCAACGTAACACTAAACAACGTAACCATTCCCAATGCAACATTTAGTATAGAAAATAATCAATTTGTAAATAATGAAACTTTAAAAACAATATTAAAAGCAATTTGTTCTATAAGTGGTTGTTATGCAACAATAAAAAATGATGGTTTAACATTACAATTAAAAAATACAACAAATGAAGAAATAAACAAAAGTTATCATCAAATTGTAGATTGGAAAAGACCAACTTATGGCATAAATCAAGTAATAATTGGAATGTCTGATATTGATGGCGAATATGTATTAAAACAAGATGATGCAGATATTGAATTAAATGGGGTTCATAAATTAGTTATTAATGATAATCCTTTTGCTTATACTCAAGAAAAAAGAGAAGAATTAATTGATGATTTATATGACCAAGTGCATGGTTTTGGATATATACCTTATGAGTTAAAAGGGGAGTGGTTGCCACATTTAGAAATTGGTGATACAATTAGCATTGATGAAGTAGACACAATAGTATTAAGAATAAATGCTAAAAGTCCTAATGCTTTGGAAAGTGTAATGTCTGCTCCAGCAATAATTGATAGTGCTATTGATTATGTTAATAATACAGATGATATACAAAACAAATTAAAAAATACACAAATACAAGTTGATAAAGCAAATGGGCAAATTACTTCATTAGTTACAGAAACAGAAAATTTAAATAATACAGTAACAGAAATAGGAACAAGATTAACACAAAATCAAAATGAATTTCAATATCAAATAACACAATTAAATGATAAAGTTGATGAAAACAATGAAAATTTACAAGACCAAATTGATGAATTGAGTGGAATACCTGAACAATTACAAAATACATTGGTTACAATAAATATAAGTGGTATTCAGGTTTCAACAAATACATCTAAAATATCTTCACTAATGACAAATAATAAATTTGTTATATTAGATAATAGTAATACTGAATTGACATTTATAGGATATGATGAAAATTTAGGATATTCTGTATCAAGAATGGATAATTTAACAGTTACAACATATTTAACAGCAGGATGTCATAGACAACAGAAATTTACAATAAATGGTGAAGATAGAACGGGTTGGTTCTATACAGGAGGTGTATAATATGGCAACATTAACTACATCTTGGCAAAATTTGGGTTCTGCCAAGTTAGATACCAACATTACAATTTATTTAGATGGGAAATATTCGGAACAAAATGTTGAAAACAATACAACAACAGTACAATTTAGATTAAGAAGTGGTGGTAATAGGTGGAGAACACAAAGCGGAACGGCATCGTTTACAGGCGCTTTTTCGGATAGTAAAAGTTGTGCAACATATCCTAATTATATTGAAAGTGGAGATACCGTATATTCTATTAGTAAAACAGTAACACATAATACAAATGGTGAAAAGTCATTAAACATAGGAGGAAAGGTAATTGCAAATATACCTTCAACCAAAACAGCCACAATTTCTAATCGCTCAGTTACAATACCTAAAATAAACAGATTGGCAACAGTTGTAAGCACAGAAGATTTTACTGATGAAGGGAATCCAACATTAACGTTTGATAATCCTGCTGGATTTGATGTTTATCCTTATTTAACTTTCTATGATAATAATAACAATTTAGTTTATTTAATAGAAAAAACTCCACAAAACGGTGACGACCCAATTTCAAATCCTTATACATGGAATATAACACCAGAACAAAGGACAGCAATGCGACAAGCAACAAATCAACAATCTAGTTATAGGGTACAAGTTGGTGTAGATACTTATGATGGGTTGACAAAACTTGGATATAATTCTGTTGCTAAACAAATGACTTATGTTAATGCAACACCTACACAAAGTACAACTTATGTAGAAACAAATGCAAAAGTAATAAGTGTTTTAAATAATGATACAAGTGCAACTTATGTTGTAAAAAATGCATCTAATTTAACTATAACTTCTGTTCCTACAACGGAAAAATATGCAACTGTATCTAATGTAAAAGTAACACAAGGCACAAACGAGCCAATAGAAAAAACAACAACACCATATACTTTTACTAATGTTGGTATAACTTCAAATGAATTTAATGTAATAGTAACAGATAGTAGAGGCTTGACGGATACATTTGCAAAAACATATACAGGTAATTATTATGTAGATTATGAACCAATAGATATAACTTCAGTATTATTTGAAAGACCTGCTCCAACAAGTGATAATGTTGTATTAAATGCTGAAATTAAGTACATACAAGCGACTTTTGGAAGTACTACTAATGTTCCTACTATTAAATGGAAAAAAGGCGAAAGTGGTACGGAAAACACTATTTCTTCAAGTGATTATACAATAGATACACAAAACAACAAAATAACAATAACTGATTTAACATTAACCAGTGCAATATCATATCAAGATGAAGATAGATTATATTTGCTTGTAAAGGATTTGTTAACAGAAGATAGTGATGGTAATATAGTTGCAAAAGGTATTCCTACATTTGATGCTGGAGAACACGATTTTCAAGTTAATGGAACTTTATATATTGCTGATACAGATAGAGAAAATGCTGTAAATGTTTTACAAAAAATAAATGATGTTACACCTAAAGTTGAAAGAGTTGGATTTACGATAACGCCAAACGAAACAAGGGGATCTTGTGGATATGGCACAACAAATGTCGATATATCATCTTTAAATGCAGAAAAAATATTAGCATTGACATTTAACGCGGGTTCAACTTATATGTTATGTGGTTGTGAAACGGATTTATCAACACAAAATCCAACTTCGTTAGATTTATATGGTTATAGATTGGCTGGAACATATAGTTATGGTGTTGGTGGTTATGTTACTATTTTATATGTATAAAAAGGAGAGTGATTAAATGATTTTTCAAGAAGGCAATACTTATGTTTTGCAAATACCATTAACGGTTAATGGTGAAGATATTGATATTAATAATGTCAGTATTGTTGAATTTATGTTTGAAAACATAAGGAAAATATATGGAACATATATCGAGGGAAATGAAGAAATAGCGGGTGATGTTACATATAATTCCGAAGAAAAATGTTTTGAAGTGCCATTAAGCCAAGAAGAAACATTCTCACTAACAGAAAATGGTATTATAAAATATCAAGCAAGAGTTAAATTTACAGATAATAGTGTTAGTGGAACTTGTGTATATAATGGTTATGTTTCTGAAAGCATCTCAAAAGAGGTGTTATAATGAGTGACATAATAAAAATGGATATAGAAAATAATAAAAGAAAAATAGGATTGAATATAAAAAATGTTAATGGTGCTATTGGAATGGATATAAAATCAGGTGGCTCAACAAAAGTTGTGAAACAAATATATATAGGTGATGAAGAACCTGTTGATCCTAATATACTTATATGGATTGATACTTCAACATCACCAATAATAGACACACAATTAATTACAGCGGATGATAAGAAATTTATGACTGCTAATAATGAAATATTTATATTAAATGAAGAAGAAATAAATACTTTATTAACATCAGATAATAAAGAGTTTATAGAAGCCAATAATAAAAAATTTATTTTAAAGGAGGAATATTAAAATGGCAGAATATAAAAGTGCATATACAGGAGAACAAATTGATGCTGGAATTGGAAAAGCAAATTCGGCAGTACAACCTGCTGATTTAAGTGCTTATCAAGAATTATTGGTAAGTGGAACAAACATCAAAACAATAAACAATAATTCAATATTAGGAGAAGGTAATTTAGTAATTGAAGGTGGAGGAGGAACATCTAACTTTAATGTTAAAGTAGTAGATGCAACCAATCCTGATGATTGGGATGAAGGAAATGATGGTCCTTCACAAGCAGTATTAGAAGATATTATTTCTAATAGTTATCAAGCAATAAGAATTATTAATATGCCAATAGATGAGTATGGTTCAACTTATGAATTAGATATGTTTTTAACATCTTTGGTTGATAGTGAAGCAAACTCGTATTATGCTAGAGAATATCAAAAATTTGATAGTGGAGATGAAGAAGAACAAGACCCAGCATTTATACAAACATTTGGGTTTGAAAAGCAAGGCGATGATCCAGCAGAAATGCAAGTTGACCAATTTGAATTAGGTGGTGGAGGTTCATCAGGTGGTGGAAATGTTTATTTTGGAACTTGTGAAATAGGTGGAACATATAATGATGAAGTTTCGTTAGACTTAGCAAGCATAACAGAAGCAATAGATAATGGTAGTGAAGTAATCATAAGAGTAAATGGTACTTATGGCTACGATACAAGATATTTTAGAATAGAAACCACATCAATAAATGGAAAATCAAATATTGACGGAGATGATTATTGGACACCTGTCTTTAAATGCAAAACTAACGAAACTGAATATACAATGGTTTATGATAGATACGAAAGTGAAGCATTTATATTTAAAATGTATGACAGTTATCCAAAATTTACACCAACAGCAATAGAATTAGCAAATAATTCTATAACTTTTGATGTAGATGATTATTCATACATGTTTAATAAACAACCTAAAAACATTACATTAAATCTTGGAGATAGCGGAGATGACTTATGGTTAGATTTTAAACTTGCAATAAGCAATAATGCTTCTGGAGAAGAAAGTTATTCTTATGTATCAAATATAATTCCTGACCATTCAAGTGGAAGTGAAATGACGATATTTACATTATTAGTTTATAATGATGGTGGAAATGTATCTACAAAAATATATATTGACCAATTAACAACATCAGTACCGGTTTAGGAGGTGCTATATGGCAAAATTAAAATTCAAAGATGAAAATAACGAATTTATACCAGTAGTTCAAGATGTTAAAATAAATAATACCACTGTCTTTGATGGAAAAGAAGCCGATATTAAATTAAAAACAATAAATAATCAAAGTATAGTTGGTACAGGCAACATAAATATAAATGCTGAAGGGGAGTATGTAAAATATACTCCCAATCAAAATCTATCTAATCAGCAAAAATTAAATGCTAGAAACAATATAAGTGCTTTAGGTACTAACCAAATAAAACAACAAACCGGTGATAGTACAACAGATGTAATAAGTCAAAAAGGTATTACTGATGAACTTGCCAATAAGCAAAACAATAAACCTAACGGAACAAATTTATTAATATCAACAGATACAGGCAAAATTGATTTGGTTTATATACCTTCTACAGTATTGGGTGGAATAACTAACGGAGGAACATTTAATGGTAGTGGTATTATTACTGCTTCTAGTTATGCTCCCGAATTACAAGGAGAAAAAATTGATGAAGTACAATTCGCTTCATATCCAAGTTATTATTTTATATGTTCTTCCCCATATAGTTTTGCTGGTTATGATTTCGCAGTAGGAGATTGGGCAATATCATTAGGAAATGGTTGGGCTAAATTAAATGCAACTGATGCAGTAACTTCTGTTAATGGAAAAATGGGGCAAGTTGTTCTTGATTATACTGATGTTGGTGCTACAAAATCAAATTGGGGTGTAGATAATAAAAACAAAAATCTTGTTACAGATAATAATGGTAATGTAACAACATCAGATTATGCTTTAGGTCAAATTATAGTTGATTATTATAGTGAACTACCTAATGTAAATCCAGAATTACCACATCAAAATATACCAGAAAGAGCAAGAGCCACAGTTCTTAAAGCGGAAGATATAAAACATTCTTATACTGCAGAAGAATTACAAGAATCATATGATGAAAGCATACCATTGAGCCGTGAGTTAAGAGTTTATTGGGCACCAGAAAGACCAACGGTTACAAACCAATATATAGCCTTATATGATGAAAATAATAACTTAACGGTTTATTATGATGACCAAATATCTGAAGATCCTGTCTATTGGATTGATACGATAGATCCCGTAACAGAGGATATGGCATACTATGTTTTTTCTTGGAGTGAGCAATATCTCAAATGGAACGACACTTTAACAAATATAAAACTTTATTATGATACATGGACTAAGGTTACATTTAGTAATGTAACAGGCGAGCCTGATGCAAGCGAACAAGTAAGTTGGAGTGAAATTATTACATTATACCCTGATGTTTATGTTGGTGATATAAACATTGATGAAAATGATGTGTTTGTGGATAGTTTATGTTGGTTTGATTCTAAATTATCAGGAGAATATACTTATTTACCTGTAACACCAGAAACAAATCCACCAACATATTATTGGGGATATACACCATCAAATGTTCAATCGGACAATGATGAAGACAACCCTTTGTCTTTGGCTTATATTAATAACAGACCATATATTGATACAACATCAACAACAAGTTTATTGACTCATGCAAAAGAATTAATTAAAGGAACAATACAATTACATAAAATATCTAAAACAGGTAAGTATAATGATTTAATAGATAAAGTAGGTACAAGTGAAGGTGCTAATGCAGGAGAAATATTTAATTCTTATACAGGAAACTTTAAAAATATTGCAAGTGGAAACTATTCGCATGCTGAGGGATATAATAATAATGTTACTGCAGATTATGCTCATGGAGAAGGACAAAATCACAACATTCAATCTTTAGCAACTTCATCACATGCAGAAGGTTATCAGCATAATGTTTCTGGTGCTTATTCTCATGCAGAAGGCTATCGAAATTCCTCTGCTGGTTCGGCTTCTCATGCGGAAGGTGAAACAACTGTTGCTAGTGCAAGTAATTCTCACAGTGAAGGACAATCAACAACGGCTTCTTCAATGTGCGCTCATGCAGAGGGTTATAATACCACAGCTTCGGGGCAAAGTTCTCATGCTGAAAACAGTAATACCCACGCTGTAGGATTAAATTCTCATGCAGAGGGTTATAATACTTATGCTAGAAACAATTGCTCTCACAGTGAAGGATATGGAACACAAGCACAAGCAGATTACTCTCACAGCGAAGGTTATCAAACTTATGCAAATGGTGCATCAGCCCATTCAGAAGGTGAAGGAACAACTGCAAGCGGGCAATATACACACGCAGAAGGAAAAAACACATCAGCTCTTTCTTATGGTGCACATAGCGAAGGTGAAGATAATACTGCCGCTGGTTCGTGGTCACATGCTGAGGGTAGAGGAACCACAGCACAATCTTCATATCAACATGTACAAGGAAAATATAATGTTGTAGATAGTTCATCAACTTATGCACATATTGTTGGAAATGGTACAAGTTCTAATGCAAAAAGCAATGCTCATACATTAGATTGGAGTGGGAATGCTTGGTTTGCTGGTAATATAAGAGTAGGTGGTACATCTTGGGATACTGGAACTCCTGTTGGAGGTGGATCTACACCTTTAAAGAAAACTTTAACAAATGCTTCTCAAAACTATTCTGTATTAAATGGTGTAGTGACTGTAACTGATAATGATGTTTCAACAAACACAATGATAATGTTATATCCTTCTGATACAACAACAGAAACATGGTTAGAAAGCAATTTGTCTTCTTGTATAATAACAGAAGCAAGTGGTTCATTTAGTTTTAGCATAAGTGCAAATTTACCAGCAACGTTTAGTATGTATTATATAATAATGGAGGTACAATAATATGGGATATATTCAAATACCAAAATTAGTTGGTGGTGGGGATGAACCTGTCATAAATGTAAGGGAAATGCCTGATGAATGGAAATATTTTACAACATTAAAGGAAAGTTCTAATGACCAAGCATATTTGTTTTATAAAAACAAATCTAGTTCTTTTACATTGGCAAGTTTGGCAACTAATGCAACGGTTACTATATATGGTGGTTCTAATGGTACAACCCCTTTATACCAATATATATATAAAAGCTCAAGTTCTCAAAGAAAATGGTATCATTGGGATTCATCAACAAGTGCATGGGTAGTAAATACAACACAAGGCACATCTACACAAAACACAAATTGCAAATTGACTTATGCAGACTTAACAAACTACCCATTGCCTTATGGGCTAAGTTTTTATGATTTAACAGGGAAACCAGTAACAAACGATGAACATATTGGAACAACAGAACTTTTTACTGTAATTGTGCATAATCCAAGCGGAGCTGCAGCATCAAATTTATTGGCTGATTCTTTTTATGGCGGAACAACATCGACACCTTTTGCAATACCTTTAATTGCTTATAGCGGACATGCTAAAGGTATAAAAACAACAAGTACTAATTTATATGACAAAGATTTGGAGTTTGTAGAAATATTGGATGGCACTACAATAAACAATTATCAATTTGGTTCCAATCAATTTTTGGGTAAAATAACTATACCAAACACAGTTACATCATTGGGAAATTATGCTTTCATTCTTAATAAAAATTTACAAGAAGTAACCCTTGGTAGTGGAGTAACTGCTTTGCCAATTAGTTGTTTTGACAGTTGTTATAACTTAAAAAAAATCACATTAAAAGGTCAAATAACAACAATAGGGGACTATGCTTTTACTGATTGTTATTCTTTAAAAGAATTAACATTGCCAAATACCGTAACAACCTTTGGAATAGGGGCTTTTCAAAATTCAGGAATAAAAAATTTGGTTATACCAAGTACAACAACATTTATGGATTCTTATACTTTTCAAAATTCAGATATAGAAAATATTGAATTTAAAGGAACGGATTTGCAATTTTATGAGAACACATTTTACCAATGCAATAAACTTGAAAAAATAATATTACCTAGTCAATTAACAAAAATACCAATAGAATTTTGTTCTGAATGTGTTAAATTAAAAAACATAAATTTTCCTAGTACATTAACAGAAATAGGAGATAGTGCGTTTTATGGTACAGGTTTAGAAGAAGTTACACTAACGGGAGCATTACAAACACTTGGAGATAATGTATTTGATACTTGTTACGATTTAAAAAAAGTTGTTTTTCCTAATTCAATTACAAATATGGGAAGTAATATTTTTAATAATTGCAGCTTTCTTGAAAGTGCTAATATACCAACGGGATTGATTGAGGTTCCGTATGGAATGTTTTATGGGTGTTATAATTTAAAAAATATAGAAATACCAGAAGGCATAGAAACAATTAGTGGTAATGCTTTTTATAAATGCTTTAATATAAGACAAATAGAATTACCATCAACTGTAAATACCATAAATGCTAATGCGTTTGCAAGTTGTGGAAACACGCTTTATATTAAATTAAAAAGCACAACCGCACCAACATTGGCAAATGTTAATGCGTTTGCAAGTGGAAATACTTATATTAAAATACTTGTACCTTATAATTCAATAAATTCTTATCAAACATCAACAAATTGGAGTTCTACAACAAACAATATTAAAAGCAAACAAAGAGGATATGGAACATTTACACAAGGAGCCACATTACCATCGACAGACGGCTCAGGCAATTATACATTAACTTGGTATCAAAATTTAGATGATGTATTAAAAACAACAGCAGCGGGTACACCAACTGCAACACCTATAACTGTAGCACCTTATGATGGAGAATTTTATTGTACAATAGCATAGGAGGAAATATGATAAAAATAGAAAGAACTGATTATGGTTTTAAAACATATAGTGATGAAAATTACAAGATAAGACCAATATTTGATAGATTGGGAGAAGAAATAAATCTTAATGCAATATATGATGAAGCAGAAGACGTTGAAGTAAATGAACATCCTAGATTTGATTATGAAGAAACTAATATAAAAAGAGAAATTATTGAGGAGGAAGAAAATGAAGAAATTTTTGATGAAGATATGGAGCAATAGAGCATTTAGAACATTCTTGCAAGGATTCATAGGAGTATTTGCTGGAGTACAAATATTTGACTTAAAAGATGTAAATGTTGTTAAAACACTTATTATAAGTGGTATTATGGCTGGGTTATCAGCAGTAATGAGTTTAAGCACAGGAGAACAGCCAAAAGTTGTTTTGGTAGGAACTCAAGATATGGAAGCAGAACAAGAGGATGCAATAGAGGGGGAATAATTATGTATTATTTTACTTATCCTTTTAAAAAAATGAGTATATCTCAAAATTATAATCAAGGTAATCATAAACCACATTGGTATGGTTCTAAAAATTATAAAGATTATCCAATTGATGAATGCTGTGGTGATACTAAAAAAGACCCTGTATATGCACCTGTTGATATGAAGGTATTAAAAATATATGGGTTAAATACTACAAAAACAACTAATGCTATTGTGTTACAAACAACATCAACAGTTAGAACACCAATTGGAGATAAGACCGTAATAATGACATTAACGCATCCTGAAGAATCAGATATTAAAAAATTAAAGGTAGGACAAGTTATTAAAAAAGGAAATATAATTTGTTATGAGGGTAGAGATGGTAAGGCAACGGGTAATCATATTCATTTAACAGTAGGTACAGGAAGTTATAAAGGGTTATATCAAAATAGTAATGGTGCTTGGTGTTTTGTAGAAACAACAACAAATAAACCAGAAGAAATAATTTATGTAAATACTAAGTTTACAAAGATATTAAATTCAGATGGTATAAAGTTTAAAACAGTAACAACTGATGTAGTGCCATCAACAGGTTTCTTTCCACCAAAAGGATATTGGGAAGAAGGAGATACAAGCAAGAATATTGGCAAAGTATGTAAATTTTATGCTGACAAATTCTATGGATATTTTTGCAAAACATCAAAAGAGGCTCATAAGTTGTTGGATGGCAACTATTTTGGGAAGAATTGTTTAAAATGGACAAAAGAATTCCAAAAGAGATGCAAAGCAGATGGATTATATAATGACAAAGTAGATGGAAAAATCGGTCCTAAAACTCTTAAATGCTTGGAACATTTTGGATTTAAATATTAAAGAAGAAAAAAATTCTT